GGAGGCTCGGCTGGTGCCAGCGATCCAGAAATTCAACAGATACAGCAACAGTTTGCACGAGAAATACAAAACCTACAGGCCCTGGGACGCAAGTATAGTCAGTCTATAAGTCCTACACCAAACAAATTGATCAATGCCATTGCTGGCGGACTAGGACTACTGCCATGACATATCATGTGATCACAGAAGGCGGTAATGTATTCAAGGACGGAGATGGCAATCCTCTTACACAACGTATCAATCAGACTGATGTCAAAAGCACCATTGCCTGGCTTGAGCAACTGTTGCCCGGCCTGGATCTACAAAACAACACTCTAGGAACCACGGGACTCAAACCCACGTCAGGTGACCTAGACCTTGGAATTGACGCAGGTCAGTTTACCAAGGATCAATTGGTAGCAGCACTAACACGCTGGGTCACCAGCCACGGACAGGAACCCAAGGACTGGATCAAGAAGTCAGGTATCAGTGTGCATTTCAAAACTCCAATTAATGGTAGACCTTCACTGGGCTTTGTGCAAACTGATTTTATGTTTGTTAACAACCTAGATTGGGCTAGATTCATGCTGGCAGGCTCGCCGCCAGATAGCCAATACAAGGGCGCTGATCGCAACATCTTGATGAACAGCATTGCCAAGAGCATGGGCTACAAGGTCAACCAAAATGTGGGCATCGTGGATCGCGCTACCAATGAACTCATATCCAATGACCCAGATAAAATTGCCAAGTTGCTGTTGAATCCCAGAGCCACTCGTGACAATCTAGTGAGTGTGGAAAGCATGGTTGCGGCTCTGGAAAAAGATCCCAAACGCGATGCCAAATTAGCAGATGCACGTGAACACTTTGCTAGAGAAGGTGTGCCATTTTTTGAAGATCGTTCGGAGGAAACCGAAGTTTACTTTCTGGCTCGCCTAAGAGATCGTATTGTGAATCAAGGATATCAGCCCTTGATTGAACAACGTGTGCTCACAGAAGCCGAAGCACGCATACCACATCTTGAAGACCTGGTGTTTGATGCAGGAACCAAGGGCGCACAACAGGCTCTACAGATCATATTGGCCGGCGCACAAGACACTGCTGGAACCACCACTGTGAAGTGGGATGGTAAGCCTGCTATTATCTGGGGTCGCAAGCCCACAGGCGAGTTCGTGCTAACTGACAAATCAGGTTTTGGTGCCAAGGGCTATGATGGCAAGGCCACTAGTCCTAAAATGTTGGCCGACATCATGAGTCGCCGCAGTGGTGATCGCAGCGAACTCATTGCCATGTATCAACAGTTATGGCCTGCATTGGAACAGGCCACGCCGAGAAGTCTGCGTGGATATCTACAGGGTGATCTACTGTACACACAAACACCGCCTGAAGTGTCTGGTGCATATGAATTTCAGCCCAACACAGTGAAGTATCGCATACCAGTGAACAGTGCTCTAGGTCAAAACATTGCCAACAGCGACATAGGTATCGCTGTTCATACTCAATATGCAGACGCCGACAGTGCACCTGAGGCCATTAAAGATCTACCAGCACGAAATGTGCAGGGTCTGTTGTTGATACCACCCACTGTGAAAGACATCAAGAGTGTGCAGCCCAGCACCAAGTTGATCAAAGAAATCAAGAGCATACTTCGTGCGCATGGCAACAATATTAATCAATTGTTCCGTCCGGATCTACTGCGTGCTGCACGTATCACAGATTTACCCGAGCTGTGCAAACGCTATATCAACTCAAGAATTTTCACAGATTTTGACAATCTAGTGAGAGACTTTGGACCATGGCTGGAACAGAATGTAACTCCCAGCAAGTACAAGAATATCATAGAATATCTACAGAGTCCCAAGGACAATCTAGATGGTTTGAATTCTGCATTTGCTGTGTTTTTGTTGCTGCATCAACTCAAAATGGATGTACTGCAACAGCTGGATCGTCAACAGCCCGGACAAGAGGGCTGGGTCATGGCCACAGACGCAGGGCGTGCCAAGTTAGTAAATCGCTTTGCTTTTAGTGCTGCTAACAGACTAAAAAACAATCCAGAATTGGCCTAAGCAGCCCAAAATTTTCAATCCAGACTAAATAAAAGTAGGACCACTGAGTCCATATATTAAGGAGATTTAAAATGGCAATTCTATTCCGTCCAAATGGTGACGCACAATCGGTTTTTGCACTTGACGTAGCAAACGGCCACCCAACTGGCAACATCGGTAGCACCGACGCACTGGTGCAAATGCAAGGTCCCAAGCTGGACTTCTTTGCAGTGGTAGTTGAAAACGGTTCAAACCAAGCAATCGACCTACGCAACGAGTGCGGTAACGTAACTGATCCTGGTGTGGTTCAAACCATTAACCAGACAATCCAGGAAAAAGCAACCATCGCTATCTATCAAGTTGAAGGTGCTGCAACTGGTCAGATCAGCTATGCTCTGTACCCAACTGGTGCATGGACCACTGCAACTCTAGACAGTGCTATCACTGCTCTGGGCAACGTTCAGATCACCAACAGCAGCGGTCAGGTTCGTGGCGTCAACGTAAGTGGCTCACAGACAACCAACGTTGGTTTCAAACTAGCACTTTCGTAATCTAAAACATTACGGCAACAACCCGGCAAAAATTGCCGGGTTTTTTCTTGGCTGTAAATACTAGATGCAACCAATTCAAGCCTGGACTGTGCCAATGTTTTTGTTTTCCTGGGACAAACACAGTGAGTACCAGACCCAATTAATTCAAATTTGTCATAGACATCGTGATCAAGCACGCACCAGTGGTGTGGCCAGCAGTGTAAAATCTGGCTTGTATGAAAGCGATTTTGATTTTCTCAAGGATCCAGATCCTGCTGTGGCTGCACTCATGGAATGGGCTCGTACCTGTGTGTTCCAGGCTGCTAAAACTGCCAACCAAGATCGCTGGCCACCTGGTACTAGAGTGGGCATTGACATACATGAATCTTGGTGTCACATCACACAACAGGGCGGATACCATGACATGCATATTCATCCTAACAGTTCGTGGAGTGCTATCTATTATGTTAGCATTGGTGAAAGTGATGTGGCTTCGCGCAGCGGACTGAATAGATTTTATTCGCCTTGGAACGTGTCCTACACTGATATTGGACTGCGCTATGCATCCGAAACATCCAGTATAGATATCCCTCCTGTGGATGGCAGTATGATTGTTTTTCCCAGTTGGTTACCACACGCAGCGACCACATACTCTGGCACGCAGCCCAGAGTGATAGTAGCATTTAACTGTAAAATGATTGACGGCGGAGTTAATGTCTAAGCCCACATATATTTTTGAAAGTCCCGACGGTGGAAAAACCATTTATCGTCGCACCACAGGCAACCCCCACAGGGAACTTTGGTATGAATCTGATGATGTTGTAAGAATGAAAGACGAACTTCGAGAAGATCAAGAGTGGCAACAGATACGCCAAGCAGCTCGCAAAGACCCTGAACTGGCTCGCATGCTTGATCAAGTTAAAATGTATTGGATGCTGAGACGGTGAAAATTCTTGTAAAAACTCTTTTTGATTGTACCACCACAGGCGTGGTTGGTAGGTACCGCGAAGAACGTGGTGCATTTCAGGATCAGTCAGGACGCTGGATTAAAACAGAACAGGACTGGGATCAAGCACGTAACCAACAAAGAAACTATGAAACTCTAATTCAAGTGCTGAGCCTACGCACACAGGTAGACAATCTTACACCCGCGGTGCAGGAACTTGATACCTGGAGTTTCACCGTGGAAACAGATCGCAATGGAGTGTTTGGGCAAGACCTAGGTTATCTGTTGGGCGACTGTGAAAACGTGCCCATGATCACCGGACTTAAGGAAAAAGCTGATCTACCCAATCAGCTGCGCTCTCAGGGTGCAGGCCCAAATATTTGGTTTCAAGAAATAGAATAAATATCACATTATGAGCGACACCTCCGATATTGAAAAAAAGAGCCTTGAGGCCCATGTTGAGCTGTGTGCTCAGAGATATAGATTTCTTGAAAGTCGTCTAGAAGATGTAGACGGCAAAATTTCAGATCTAGATACTCTGGTTCGCGAAGTGCATGACATGGTGCAAAAAATGGCCGAAAAACGCAACGACCAACTGTTGAAGTGGGGCGTGGGCTTGATCACTGTGCTTACTGGTACCATTGGCTTTTTGCTTTCGCGCATATTTTTGGTATGACACCAGATCAAAAACTCTTTGATTTTGCACAGCGAGAACTAGCACGCATTCAAAGTGATTTGATCCTGCGCAGTGAAAAAGGCTATCAAGCATTTGGAATATTTGACATCAAGCAGCAGCATGGTCTGTTTGAAGTCTACAAAAACAATGAATTCTGCGGTGAGTTTTCCAGCGCCAAAGTAGCACTGAGTTATTGCATAGCAGAACGATCACACAACTATAATCTCGGCATACGTTTGCAGCATCTTGATCGGCACTATGTGTCGGCTAGAAACAGCGTGGTCAGTCGCAAAAACATGGCCAATACTTGCCGCAACAATCACACACGAGAAATACTGTACAGCAAAATTCAGCACCGACGCCAGCAACAGCACGACCTTGAAAATCAACTTGAAGATTGTGTAAAAATGGCTAAATATTTGTATCTTAGAGGATTGAACAATGAAACTCAACGAATTGGATGCGCAGCGCCCACTAGAACAAGTCGCCAAAGTATTTGAAAACTATTCAGGCACTGCTGCTAAATTTGACACACTAAATCGAGCTCAGGCTCGTCACATGCTAGCTCGTGTGCGCACTGTGATCAACGAAACACGTCACAGTCCTGCTTTGCACAGCAGTGAGCGGGATCCTAACTATCTCAAGCTCATGATGATGGAACAGGGACTTGCTCTGCGTTTGCAAGAGCTTAACAACACAGTGGCTCTGCAAGAAAGCGAAGTGCAACAAGCACAGGTTGTGCTAGCTGCGCAGGATCTTGTTGACAGTGTACAGAGCATGCTGGAAGACGTCAGTGAAATGCAGTTCAAAGAACTGCCAGCTCTAGTAGACAGTATTCGCAATCAAGTGGGCACTGCTCAAGCTGATCAATTCAACGCTGATGCCACAGCAGCACTGCAAGGCATGCTACAGAACCTACAAGGCGGCAAACAACAGTTGGAAACAGCTCTAGCCGTGGTAACTGGTCAGGGTCCTGCAATGCCATCAATTCCAGGTGCTGACATGGGCGCAGGCACTGGCCCTGCTGGAGATCTTGGTGCTGAGCCAGCTGCTGACAATGTGATTGGTGTTGACGGTGAAGTTGACATTGACGTTGACGACGATGACACTGGTCCTGAACAAACATTGGGTCGTGCGAGACGCTGATGCTGATTCAAGAAGTTGAGGGCATGGACAATGGTAAACTGGCAGCTTTGGCCAGTTTCTTGATGAACCGAGCCAAGGACTCAAACGTAGAAAAAGTCTTTCCTCTTGACAGTTTTGTAAAGTTAGCAAATCAAATGGGAGTGGCAGTTGACCGGGATTCGGTTAGAGATCTTAGTCAACGTCCTCCCTTGAATAATCTAATTACCAATGTAACAGACAAAGAAGTTGTATTCAAGGGAGCCGAGCAACCAGATGCAGGTGTTCCTCCCATGGGCGTAGATCAAGCACAGGCCACTGTTGATCGCATGGCCAAGCGTGCAGCAAAAAAATCCTTGTAGTCTTGACCTAGCCCGTTTTTTCAGGTATAATACGGTTATGGCTTATTCTCAACAGGTAGTTGATCATTACGAAAATCCAAGAAACGTAGGCAAACTAGACAAAAATGATCCCTCGGTGGGCACAGGTCTAGTTGGTGCTCCTGCCTGCGGTGATGTACTACAACTGCAAATCAAGGTTGAAAATGACGTTATCACTGATGCCAAATTCAAAACCTATGGCTGCGGGTCGGCGATTGCGAGCTCGTCGCTGGTCACGGAATGGCTGCGTGGCAAGACTCTTGAGCAAGCAGGGGAAATTAAGAATACGGAAATTGCGCAGGAACTCGCGTTACCTCCTGTTAAAATACACTGTAGTATTCTAGCCGAGGACGCTATAAAGGCAGCTCTAGCTGATTATGCTAAGAAACAGAACGAATCTCAGCCAGTCGCAGACTCGACAGGATTCTAATCCACATCCAGCCTACGTCAAACTCCCACCATTTTAAAGATAGCCTTGGGTCACCAGGCGATAGATGATGATTATTGTGCAGCTCTTCACCGCCAATCCAAAGGCCAATAGGAAAAATATTTCTGGATCTATCTTTAGTTTCGCCATTTCTGTACCCCCACCAGTGTCCTAAGCCATTTACCACACCTGCTGCCCAAAACGGAATCCAGATCATTTGTGCAGCCCAGATCAAAATCCCCCAATAGCCAAAACACAGCAGATTCAATAGCAACAGCAACATTATGCCCATGCGGCTGTGTGGACTGTAGATTCGGCGTTCGATCCAATCATCAGGTGTGCCAACTCCATACTGAGCAACCATTTTTTGATCTTTACTGGCTGTGTTGTACAACCAAGCGCCTTTGAACAGCACCTTCCAGATACCAAAAACATGCGGACTATGCGGATCTCCGGGCTGCTCACAGCGTTGATGGTGTAATCTATGCACAGCTACCCATTGCTTGGTGACCATGCCAGTTGTTAGCCAAAGCCAAAATCTCATGAAGTGACTAAGAACTGGGTGAAAAGTCACGGCTCGATGTGCTTGGCTACGATGCAGATACAGCGTAACCGATAATATAGTGATGTGTGTCATCACCAAAAGTGAAATGATTTCTAGCATTGGGGATATTTAGCTTGCATAATCTTGCGAAAACAGTTAGCATAAGTAGTTGTGTCAACCCTTATTTCTAAAGACTCTACCTATGATACTAGACATGGTTGTTTGGGGCTTTTTTTCGGCCTGGGGCTGGATTGGAGCCAACTATATTAAAGACCAAGTATGGCCAGAAAAACCGCCAGTGGTTGTCCAAGAGCCTGAGCGAAAGGACAAACAGTAACGGTCATGCCCAGCTGTATTGCGTTGTTCTCACACCAACCACGATGTTCAGTGCAAAGCATAAATGGGGTAATGCGTGCTTTAGGCACTGCGTATCGTTTCAAGATATTCACTCGTCATAACCTAGAAGCAGATTTTTTTGATGATGTGGATATTGTGTGCTTTCCAGGCGGTATTGGAGACAGCGACAGCTGGGATTGGTTAATGCGAGAGCATCGCACCAGAGTGCGCAATTTTGTGCGCAGGGGCGGCGCCTATCTTGGCATCTGCATGGGGGCTTATTGGGCGGATCAAGATTATTTTGACATCCTTGACGGTGTAAGAGTGCAGCAGTACATACGCCGGCCACATGCGTGTACCAGAAGACCACATGCCAAACACATGCCTATCACATGGCTTGGCAAGCCGGATCATATGTATTTTTATGATGGATGCAGCTATGCAGTGTCAGGGTCAGTTGATGTGATAGCAAGATACAGCAATCATGATCCCATGGCAATCATGCAAGGTCGTATTGGTTTGATAGGTTGTCACCCTGAAGCCGAACACCATTGGTATCAGGATTATTCGTGGATGCGTAGGCGTTGGAATGGCACTAGACATCATTTGCTACGTGATTTTGTTGATGAACTTAGGACTAGATGATGATACAACTAACTGAAATAGCTGCTCGCAAGGTGCAGCAACAACTTGAACGCAGAGGTCGAGGTGTTGGAATTTCTATTGGAGTACGTACCACAGGTTGTTCTGGACTGGCTTATAAACTAGAATATGTTGATCAGGCTCCTGTGACCCGAGACTGGATGGGATATACCAGTCATGGTATTAAAATTTTTGTTAACGGCAAAGACCTGCCCTATGTTGACGGACTCACAATGGATTGGCGT